TGCTGATGCGAAAGCGGCGGGCGACCGCCTTCGCAAATTCAACGCCGCTTGTCCGCCGCTTCGCATAGCGCGTCGTTTTGCCTACTCCGTTTCACCCGCCCCCTTGAGCAACGCGTTCACGATCTTCTCCACTTCGCTGTCGGTGGCCTTGATCACCACCACGTCGCCGGTGTCTTCCACCGTGCAGCCGAGTTTCTTGAGCGTGGCCACGTCCAGTTCGCTCAGCGCCTTGGCGATTGGCTTCTCCGTGGTGCGGATGAGCAGGTCGGCTTCGTCCTTCGTGAACTGTTTTCGGATGCGCGCCACAACGTCGTCATCGCTTTCCCAGTCAATGCCGCCCGTGCCTTTGCGGAAACCGATTTTGATGTTGTGGAAGACCTGCGTCTTGGGTTTCTCGAACAGGTGCGGCGCGGCGGCGATGGCGGCGCGCAGCTCAGCCTCGCGCTCGGCGGCGCGGGCCACGGCGCGTTTGATGTCCGGGAGCGCGGCGCGTTTGGCGGCGGCGAGCTTCTCTTCCAACGTGCTCACATAACCGGCCAGCACATCGCGCGCATCGGCGTAGCGTTTGGTGAGGGTTTCAATTTCCGCCAGCGTCGGGCCGGCGGCGATGGATTCAGTTGGCATGATCATAAGCTGGGGTCTGGGGTCTTGGGTTTTGGGTCTTGGGTCTGGGTTCAAATTTTAGCGGCTCTGACGTTCCCGGAGGCGGCGGATTTTTTCCCGTTTCCGATAGTCGTTAAGCAACACCCTCGCGACGATCCACTGGTTCGCCTCGACGGAATGTCGGATAGCCTTCTGGATCAGTTCCGGGGATTTTTCCGGATGGTGCAGACAGCCTTCAAGTGCCGCCTGGGCTTTGGTGATGTTCTTAACGGCTATGCCAGATAGAAGGTTCATATTCTTGTCGTTAATTTTCCTGTCAGTTGCTGGGTTCAAAAACGCTCACGAGCCGGCCGGCGACGGCCGGGAATTTGTAGCCGGGAGGGTGCGTCCGGTGTTGCTGTTCGGATCGGACGCGGCCGAAGAAGCCGTCGCGCGGATGCTCAGTTCATCCGTGGCCGGCTCGTGAGAAAATTGCGGTTGGTGGGGCGAGGCTACTGACGAGCCGCGGCTCGCGGGTACGCTCGCCCCACCGATGCCGTTGAAGATGGCGGCATCGGCGAGAAACTTTTCCTCGCAGCGTTTGCAGACGCCGTGGGTGATCTGGCGCGCCCAAGGATTGCCACCGAGCCAGCGGCGGCGCCAGTGGCCGGTGCAAAGCGACCGGCGCGGTGGACACCAGGAACATTCGCGGCGCCAGACGAACCAGCGGCGCAACGGATCCAGCCAGACGCGCAGTTCCATCGCCGCGCGATCGTAGAACGCAATCACCGCCCACACGCAAAACACAAGCAGGTGGAACAGGCGTGATTCGCCGTGCAGGTTTTCGTTCCGCTGCAACTGGGCTTCCAAATCGGAATTTTGACAGGAAGATTGATGACAGGAACATCCCGCCCCGATTTTCTTGTCCTCCATTTTCTTGTCCGGATTCATACCTTCGCCTCCTTCGCCCCTTCGCGGGACGGTTTGGGTTGGCTCTCCAGTTGCGCCTCGCACAGCGCGAGGATCATCTGGGCGGCCACGCGTTGCGTGCCGTCGCTCGCACGGGCCACGTTATCGGCCTCGCTGCGCAGTTCATCCAGTTGCCGGGGGTTGAGCCAGGCCAGGCGTTCCTGCTGCGCGGCCAGCACCGCCTTGAGCGCCTGCTGCGTGCGTTGGATTTCAGGATGCATGGCCCGATCCTTTCTGGGGTAGGGCGCGCACTCCCTTGCGCGCCGGCGCGGGCGCGGGCACCAGCAACGCCACCGGCGTGTCCAGTTCTTCGAGCCACGATTTCTGTTTGCGTTCCTTGCGCGCGCGCAGGGCTTCGTGTCGCCGGAGCAGATGCCGTGAGGTCGGGCTGATGGATTCCAGCAGGCTCACGCGGCCACCTTCGCTTTCACGATGCGCTTGCTCATCGGCTTCCAGGCGTTGGCAATGGCGGTCTCCACTTCGTCCATGTCTGCCTCGCTCGTGCGCGCGAGCCGCTTGGCCACGCCCTCGATCAACTGGAACAAGCCGAACTTCCGGCTCTCCTGCACGATCAGGTTCAACGCCGTGTCCGGCTGGGCGAACTGGTTGTCCGGAAAGAACCGCGCCGCATCCTCGCGCGCGCGCCGCCACTTGGCCTCCAGCTCGCGCCGTTGCTCGGCGTTCAAGCCCAGTTGATTCAGCGCCGGCAACGGATTCAGGCTCACCACCCGGTTCGTGCGCCGGGCGATCTGCTCGGCCTCGAACTGGAACCGGCTGTTCCACTGCGCATGCGCCGCCGGCAACACACCCAGCACCAGCACCAGCTTGGACTCATTGAGCAGCCACTTGATGAAGTTGAGCGATCCGCGCGAGAAAAATTCCGCCTCATCGATGAACAGCACCCGGTCGCGCGCGTTGCAGAACTCGCAGATGGCATCCTGGTAATCCTGGATGTATTTCGGCATCCACTTCTCGCCGTCCACGTCCATGTCCAGCGCCGAGTAAAAATCCCGCAGCACATTCAGCAGCGCGCGCTCGCGGCCGTCGCGCGTTTCCGGATACCAGGTCATGCGCGCCTCCAGCGAGTGGAAGGCCACGTCCTGATCCAGCTTCAGGGTCAGGTACCGGCGCAGGAAGGTTTTCCCGCCGCCCGTGCCGGCAATGTATTTGGTGATGCGCACCGGCGTGGGCCGGTAAAGCGTCTCCTTCACGGAATCCAGCACGTCCTTGAACACGTGAAACTCGTGCAGCTCCACCTTGCTGTTCTTCTCGCGCTCGGCCCGCAGGCCCGGGAGCCGCAGGACGAAGGCTTCCACCGCCTCCATCGTGCCCTGGGGATCGCGCACCTCGTCGAAGTACGAGCGCCGGCGCGGCTCGGCCAGCACGGCGAGGATTTTGGACAGCGTGGAATCGCGGTAGATCGGGAAGTTCCGGGCAAACGCGGCCTGTCCGCCGCTCGCGTCCACTTCCTGCTTCAGGTTTTCCAGCACCTTGCGCTGGGCCGGCGTCGGGCTCCATCCATTGAATTCAGTCATAACAGCAACTGCGATTGGGTTGGGGTTAACTACTCGTCGGAAAATTCACTGTTGTAATCGATGCTGCCCACGTCGGCCGGGCCGGAGGTCGGCAGCACGCCGTCGTTGTGCGCGCGCATCGCGCGATTGCGCTTCGCGGCGTCATCGTGCCGCAGGCTCAGCCGCACCTCGGCGGCGGCTTCGTAACTCCGTTGCTGGCCCAGCGCGGCCTTGAGGCTCGCATCGTCGTGCGCGCGCTCGTAGCGCGGACACACGGCCACCACGCGCAGCTGCTCGTCGCACGCGATCAAGTGCTGCGGCCAGCAGGGATTCACAAAGCAGATGTATTCGGCGCCGTTGGGCAGGAAGCCCCGTTCATCCCGTGCGTAGAACGCCATCGGATCGGGCTCGATCTCCTCGCATTGGAACACAAAGCAGCCGGGCACTTGCGCGCCCACCTTGTGCAGATACGTCTGCGTGCGCTCGTTCCACAGCGCGTTCTCCAGCCCCACCAGTTCGGGAATCTTGAACAGCGGCACGGGCTTCAACTCCGGCCGGCGCGCGTTGAACACGTCCGCGCGCGAAAGTTTCAGCGGGCGAGTGAGCGCAGCATCTGCCTCGAGGCGGGACTTAATGATCGCCCGTGTCACCTCCGGCAGGAGGGTCAACTCGGCCGCTTCAAGCCAGTGATTGCTCTCCACCGTCTCGCGCCACTGCACGCGCTCGAAGCCGAGCGTCTTCCAGCCTTCCAGCTGGTGATCCGTGGCGCGCTTGATCCGCTCCACCGCATCGTGCGCCAGTTGCCGCCATTGGTGAAACGTCAGGAAGGGAAACTGCACCCGCGCCAGGGCTTCGCGCGGTTGCGCGCTGGCTTCAATCCGCTCCACCAGCTCCCGCGTGTATTTCTCCATCCCATGCAGCTGGGCCGGCGCGTGGTCGCGGTCCTTGCCCATCTGCCCGGCCAGCGCCGCCGTCTGGTTGTCCAGCGGATTGAAGAACCCTTCCACCAGCGCCTTGGTGCGGAAATTTCCCCGGCCGCGGCCATCGAACTGCCCGGCATAAGGCGCGCGCGCGTTCAACTCCGGGATCGCGCCGGCGTAAAGTTTCAGGTTCGGCACCGCCGCCAGCAGCCGCTCGCGGAATTCTCCTTTGATCACGGCCTTGGCGCGCTCGGTGATCAACGTCGTGCCGATGTCATCACGCCGCACGCCGACGGCCGTGAGGTACGCGATCACGAACCACATGAACTCGCGCTCGGTGAGCGTGCGCCGTTTTTGTTCGTCCTCGCTCCACAGGTTCGGCTTGATCGCCATCAACGCCGGGCACGCGCTCAACACTTCGATGGCCACGAAGCCGCTCGGGCGCATGGGCCGTTTCTGGAACAGCACCTTCTGGTTGAAGTCGTGATCGTCGAACTCGACATATTGGCCGAACTTGAGGCTCACGCGCGTCTTGAGCACGGGCACGCGCCACTCGCTCGCCTTCACGCGACCGAACCGGGCCAGCGCCGTGTCGAACGGGTCGCTTGTGTGCCGCATCAACCAGGAGTAGGACATGCCCGGCGGATGCCCGAGCACGGGATCGATCTGCGGCCACTCCTCGTAGCCGGGAAATTTCTTGTACTGCCGGGGCGCGCCGTCGCCGCCGTGCGGAAAACCGTAGCCGGTTTTCACAATGTTCATCAGCTCCGCCCAGGCTGGCTTCCACTTGCGCTGGTTGAGTTCGCCCAGCTCGCGCCAGAGTTCCAGCGTGGCATGCGGCAGCGTCACCTTCTCCGTCTTGACCTTGGACCAGTTGAGCACCGTGCGCCAATCGCCCGCCGCGAAATACTGGTCGCACTTCTCCACGCCGCCCAGGTAGTCGTAATAATTTCGGCGCAGTGTGTTCCACGGCATCTGCAACGTCACCGCCAGCCGATTGCAGGCCGGGTTCACGCCCTCGGTGGCGCGCACCGAATAAACCTCGCCAATGGCCGCGAGCAACGACCGCACCCGCCGCTGTTCACTCGCCTGCACGCGGGCCGCGAAAAATAACGCCGCATCTTCCGGCACCGCGAAGGTGTAGTGCGGCGCGGGCGGCGCGGGCGGAATCGGGGTCGAGGCGAGGGCATTCATGATTTACTTCGTTCCCTTGGGGGTGCGCGCCATCTGCTGCATGGCCCGTTCATGCTGGCCAAACCGGATGCACGCCGCCGCCAGCGCCGCGCGGGCGGCCTTGCTGCCGAGCACGTACTCCGCCGGCTTCCAGTGCAGCACCCATTCCAGCTTCGCCGCCGCGTCCGCAAAAGAATCCTCCACCGTTTGCTGGAACTGCTCCTCCTTCTTCACCGCATCCATCGGCTCGGGCTTGGGGGCGGTTTTTTTGAAGTAAGTTTTGATCGTATCCACCACGCCGCGGCTCTTCATGATCTGGTCGAGCTCCGCCGCGGCCTTGATTCGATCCTTATCGGGAATGACGCCGTCTGAGAGCAGCAACTCGCCTTGGCCCAAATATCCCACCGTGGGATATTTGCCTTTGCCAAGATATTGGATTGCATCGGAGAAGCTCATGGCGCGGCCCATCGTGGAGCGCGCCTCACTCGGAAAATGCGCCGCCTTGAGCTTCTCAAATTGGCCGTGCTGACACGTGCTCTTGAGCGCGTGCAACCGCGCGCCCAGCGCGAACAAATACACATGCGTGGATTTCTCCGCCGTCGCATGCGCCGCCAGCAGCGCCTTGCTCTGGTCGATCAGATCCGCCTGATCCTTGTTGATGACTTCGAGTGATTCAGTGTTTTGACTCATGATGTGGATGGCTTAAATCTCAATCGTGGTAGGACGGTGGGGCGAGGCTACCGCCGAGCCGCGCCCCAGCAGTTCCGCCAGTTCAATGTCCGCCAGCGCCGCGCGCAGTTGCTCGCGCGCCAGTTGCGGATAATTCTTTCGCAGGAAGCCGATGGCGTTGGCGGCCTTCTCCTCGGCCAGCTTCAGGATCGCGCGTTGCTCCAGGCTCATGGCTGCCCTCCGCGTTCATGCGGTTGCAATTCCCGCACGTCATGCTTCCGCCGCACCTCGGCCGCGTGCGGCTCGCAATAAAACAATGCCGGCCGCGCCTTGTTCAGCCGATGCGTGGCGGGCGCGCCGCATTCCTTCTGCCCGTTCTCCACCCGCACAAAATAATTGCAGGTGGGTTTGGTCAGGTGGCTCGCGGGTACGCTCGCCCCACCAAAATTTCCCGCCGCCCACGCTCGCGCCTGCTGCACAAATTTCGGCACGCTCACAGCAACCTCCGTTTCAGAAAATCCTTGAAGCTCGCCAGCGTGATCACATCGCTCCCGCCCGGCCCGAGCCGCCGCACCGTGCCCGGCACTGCGCTCAACTCGCCATCGTCCACCAGCGCGTTGATGTGTCCGCCCTCGCAGTTCAAAATCTTCCGCGCCTGTTCGCCTGTCAGCCGGTCCGTGCCGGCCCCGTAACCGCGCAACACTTCCTGGAAGATCTCCACCAGCGGCAACCGCCGCGTGCGCGCCCCGCCGCAGGCCGCGTAGAACGGCACCGCACTCGGCAGAATCCGGATCAACTCCCGGCTGCCCAGCCCGATGTCGAACGCCGGCGCGAGCGTGTGATCGCGGCACGCCGCAATCACCGCATCCGCGTCCAGGTCAAAATCCGGCAGCACCTCGCGCACGCCGCTCGTCTGGAACAGCACGCAAAAGCGCGCGGCGCGGACGGGGAATTGAAGTTGCGCGGCCATGCGAGTTATTGGTTGATCCGCTCCTCCGCCCGCCCGGCCATGACCACACAGCCGAACACCACGAACGCCGCCCAAACCACCGTCAGAATCAAAACAAGGATCACGGCCGGCCTCCTTCCCACGCGACCATGTCGCCAACCCGAAAACGAAAAACGTGATCTCCCGGAATGGGCTGGCCGTTCTGCTCGCAGTGAATCAGACACCGCAGCCAGCCGTTGCGGGTGCGCTCGATGACGCGAAAGACCACGCACGCCGGATCGCTCGCCCAGCGATTTGAAATGACAAAGCTGTTAGCGCTCACGGCCGGCCTCCGTTCTTGAATTTGAACGCAAACTCCCGGCAGCGGTGATCCGCCGCCTCCAACTCCGTGGCCAGACTTTGCAGCATGGCACATTCGTGCTCATCGGCGCACACTTCTGCCAGTCCACGGTACAAAACAATCCGGCGTGATACCGGCGCTTGATCCGCATGGTCGAGGCAGAAGGCAACCACCTCCTGTAATGGGTTACTCACTTTGGGCATATTGCTCTATCTCCCGGATGATTCGCCGTGCATTTGTACTGGTCCGCGCTCCCGAAGCCGCACTGTAAACCGTCGTGGGTCGATACCCGCGCGCCAGCGCGAAGGAACGCAATGTGTGCCCGCGACTTACGAGCATTGCCTTCAGCCGCCGGTAGTTTTTTCTTGCCACTGCGCTCATCTGTGCGTAATGTTTACGCATGACTCTGCCAGTCGTCAACGGAAAAAAGCAGAAAGATGCAACTTTTTTTCTGAACGCCTCCGGTTGCGCCACACGCGCCTGAATCTCACCCAGCCCGAACTGGCGGAGAAAAGTGGCGTCTCCATGCGGAGCATCGTGGCTTACGAAGGCGGCGACACAGGGTGACAGCCCTACCTGCGCCGCGCCGTTTTTCAACTTTGTAATTGACCGCGCCGGGCACTTGGTGGTTAAGTCCCTCCGGGCCTCGTGCTGCAGTCGCAGTTCGAGGCCGTGCTTTTTGGCGGCCCGCTCGCCAAAAATGCAACCGTTGCATATTTGACCCCGAGCCAAATATGCCACGATGGCATATTTCAAATTCGCAACCGTTGCGTATTTGAGGGCTTCCAAAAATTCTTCCAGAAAATAAGCCAATTCCCCCGGCGGCAAATCCCCCTGCGTTTAACTCGTGGGCGTAATGCAACACGCATCTGCGCCCATGAAAACAAAACTGTTTCTGCTCGCCCTGGTTGGCCTGCTCGCGCTGCCAGCCTGTAACGTCCTTAACTTCGAAGCCACCAAACCGGATGGCACGGTCGTCAAGGTGCGCAGCGTGCGCGCCGTGTGGAGCACGGATGAATACGCGGCCCAGATCGGCACGAACTCCGCCAGCCTGACCGCCAAGAAATCCACCGTTGACGCCACGGCCATCGAGGCCACCGCCGCCGGCGTCGCCCGCGGCCTCACGCCCAAACCCTGATTTCGCCACGGATGAACACGGACCAACACGGATAACCAAAACCAACATGCACTATCGAAACGGCAGACCAGCAAACAACGGCGACAAGATCATGAGTATCCGTTTTCTGTCCGTGTCACGTCCGTGTCCATCCGTGGCTAACGCAAAATGAACTTCGTCCCCTCCACCGCCAGCCATTGCGCCCGGCTCATCGCCGGGATGTATGACGGCCGGCTCGCGCCCACCATCGTGAGCACCGCCACCGATACCCAGGTGCGCGTGGAGGTTTATGATTCCATCGCCTACGTGCTGTTCCCCGGCACAGCCTCGGCCACCGATTGGAAGACGGATGCGAAGATCCGCAAGGAGCCGTGGTTCGATGGCGCGAGCGGCCGGGTGCATCGCGGCTTCAAGGCGGCCACGGAATCCGTTCTGTCCGCGATCATCAAGACCATTCCCGCCGGCCGCCGCATCACGGTCGCCGGCCACAGCCTGGGCGGCGCGCTGGCCATGCTCACTGCGCACGCGCTCGCGCACGATTACAAGTTCGCACATCTCGCCAGTCCTGGCACAGCCGAGATCGGCATCGAGGTTTACACCTTCGGCCAGCCGCGCGTGGGCAACTGGGTCTTCGCGTCGGATTACAACGCGGCGCTGCACGACGTCACCTTCCGCGTGGTGAACGCCGGCGATCCCGTGCCGAAAGTGCCGTTCGTGTTCGGCAGCTACAAACACGCCGGAACGGAAGTTTATTTGAAACGCGATGGCGGCATGACGGTGGACCATCCCTGGTGGAGCGAAGTGCAGGAGGCCACCGCGTTCGCTTCCCTGGACGCCAGCCGCGAGAACCCATCCGCCAATTTCAATCTGCCCCATCATTCCATCGCGAGCTACATCGCCAAGCTGGAGGCGCTCGCGTGAAACACGGAATCCTTTCTCAGGTAGGGCTGGCACTCCGTGCCGGCCGCGGCGCTCAAGTGACTGCGCGTCCTACCATGCTCGGATTGATTTTCCTGTCCTCCATTTTCCTGTCCACCGCCGCCACACCGCTGCCGCCGCTGCCGCCGGGCTACAAGCCGGCGATGCGTTCGCCGCGACAACTGACCACGACTGTGGACCGATCCATGTCCCGGTCGGTGATCGCCCCACCGGCGACGAACGCCCCGGCCATGCTGGTGATCCGCGGCTGGGACACCTTCGCCGGCGAGCGCGTGCCGCGGCTGGCCCTGCGCTTCGGCACCAATGCGCCGCATGCCACCATTTTCACGCGCACCTACGGCACGGACTGGCGTTGCTTCACCACGCTGGATGGCATCAGCAACGGCAGCGTGCGCGACTTTGGCTGGTGTCCAACTCCCGGCAGCGCCGGCGACGCCGCGCAACTATTCAAGGTGGTGCTGCATGACTGAAACCATCGTGCTCTCTCTTTGTGCCGTCGCGCCCGCGCTGATGATCCTCTGGATCGTGCGCGATGCGAAGCGGCATCTCACCGGCCGCGTGCATCGGGACCGCACCCGGTTCAACACCGTTTATCCGCGCCGATGAAACTCACTCCCGACCAACTCCGGCACGGCGTCTCGCTCCGGCGGCTCACGGATGAAGTCCGGGCGGCCCAACTGCAAGCGCGCCTCGGTAAACCCATGCCGGATATGACCGAGATTCAGCGCGCCGCACAGGAAGGCATGGAGCTGCTCGATCTCGAACGGAACGGCAATCACTCAATCCTCAAGCGTCGCCTCGATGCGCGCGCCGCGCTGATGGACCGCGTGGCGCGCGAGGAGAATTCCGCGCTCCGCTTTGCGTTGCAACTCGCCATCAAACTGAAGAACGCATGATCCTCCTCGCCCAGATCAACACCCCGAACCCCGATCCCAACATCGCGTGGAACGTGATCCTGACTCTGGGTGTCATCCTCGCGCTCGTGGCCCAGTTCGTGATGATCTTGAAATCCAACAAAGCCCAGAAGCGCGAGGTGGAATTCACCTTTGTGCCGGCCAGCAAGATGGAGTTCGACCAATTCGCCGCCACCACCAACGCCAATTTTGTCCAGGTGCGCAGCGAAATGAAATCCGATCGCGAGGCCAACCAGGTCCACGCCAGCGAGCGCAGCAAGACCCTGTTCGCCCAGATCGAGAAGGTCCGCACGGAACTCGACGGCAAGATGGAGGAAACCCGGCTGGAGTTGAGCAACAAAACCGATGACGTCCACACGCGCATCAACGATGTGCTGAGCGCCGTGAGCGAACTGCGCGGCGAGATCAAGGGGATGAAAAAGTGAAGAGCAAATTGAAAACCGCCGCGTTGCAGGGCCTGCGGGCCTGCGATGGCGTGCCCATGCCCGCGAGCGCGCTCGTTGCGCACCTGCAAAATTCCGCCCGGCCCAAGGGCGCGAGCCTCATCGAGTGCGAGATCGTGCTCAAGGAACTGGAAGCCGAACGGTGGATCGCCGGGCTGCATGACGATCTGACCAACGAGATCAGCTACACCCTGACCGAGAAGGGAGCGCACAAGGCGGCGCAACTGTGAATGAAACCACGTCCATCCATCCTCGATGCCCACGCGGAGCAGTTGGCCGAATGGGAGCTGGCGGGCCGCACGCTCGCCCAAATGCAGACGGATCTCGCCGCCGCCGGCTGCACCGTCTCCCTCTCGCGGCTCTCGGACTACTTGGCGCGGCAACGCTCGGCGCGCTTGCAATCGGACTTGTTGAAACAGATCGCCAGCGGCGCGGCCCAGGTGAAGACGGTGGAAGCCGAGTTCGCCCGGAATCCCGCGCCGGAACTGGACACGCTGATCCGGCTCTATCGCGTGCTCATCCTCAAGCTCTCGACCCTGAGCGGCGCCGATCCGGGCCTGATGGAACTGGCCACCGGCATGACGCGCCAGGCGCTGGACTTCGAGAAGCTGCTGGTCAAACGCAGCGAGCTGGAATTGAACCGCGACAAGTTCGAGGCGCTCAAGCGGCAGAACGAAGCCGCCAAGGAGGTGGTGAACTCCACGCTCTCGCCCGAGGAACAACGCCAGCGGCTCAAGGAGATTTTGAAATAATGGCGCGCACCGCAAAAGGCGAAGGTCGAAAGTCGAAGGTCGAAAGCCTGGGCGGTGGGGCGAGCGTACCATCGAGCCTCTCGCCCAAGGACCTGCTTTATCCCTTGCAGCGGAAATTTTGCGACGACCGTGCGCAATACAAGATCGCGGCCACCACGCGGCAATGGGGCAAATCCATGGTCACCAGCGGCGAGGCCGTCCACGATTGCCTGGTTGATCCCGGCACGAAGTGGGTCTGCATGAGCGCCGGCGAACGGCAATCCGTGGAGTGGCTGTCCAAGGCCAAGGAATGGTTGCAGGCATATCAACTGGTGATCACGGATGTGGCCGAGGATCGCGGCGGACTCGCGGAAGGTTTGCTGCGCAGCTCGGAGATCGCGTTGAACAACGGCTCGCGCATCATCGCCATTCCCGCCAACCCCAGCACTGCGCGCGGTTACTCCGCCAACATCATCCTCGACGAGTTCGCCTACCACGAAGATCCGAATGCCATCTGGGCCGCCATGTTCCCCAGCACCACGAACCGGCTGGCCGGCACGTTCCTCGATCGCTGGCGCGCCCTGCTCAAGGGCGAGAGCACGGACATCCGCCGCGATCTCAAGTTGCGCGTCGTCTCCACCTTCAACGGGCGCACCGGCAAATTCTTTGAACTTTGGGAGCGCGCCGCCGCCAACGGCTACAGCGCCCACAAGGTCACCATTCACGACGCCATCGCCGACGGCATGCCGCTGGATGCGGAGAAGCTGCGGCTGGCGCTCGATGATCCGGACGCCTGGGCGCAGGAATATGAATGCGAGCCGATGGATATTTCCACGGTCCTGCTGCCTTACGAACTGCTGGCCAGTTGCGAAAGTCCCGAGGCCACCTCGCTCGTGCCGCCGGAATTCTGGATGCACCCGCCCACCACGCCGCTCTTTGGCGGACTCGACTTCGCCCGCAAGAAACATCTGAGCGTCTTCTGGACGGATGCCCTGGTGGGCGACGTGAGCCAGTGCCGCGAAGTGCTGGAGATGCAGAACATGAGCACGCCCGACCAGATCGAGCTGCTCCGGCCGCGCCTCCAGAAGTGCCAGCGGGTGGCGGTGGATTACACCGGGCCGGGCGTGGGCATGGGCGATTACCTGGTCAAGGAGTTCGGCGAATGGAATCCGGAGAAGCACCTGTTTGGCAAGATCGAGCTGGTCACCTTCACCAACACCGAAAAAGTCGATTTATTCAGCAAGCTGCGGATGGCGTTCGAGCAGAAACGCACGCGCATCCCGATCAGCCGCACGATCCGGGAAGACCTGCACAGCGTCCACCGCGTCGTGAGCCAGAGCGGCAACGTGACCTACCGCGCCCCGCAGACCGAGGATGGCCACGCTGATCGCGCCACCGCCAAAGCCCTCGCCGAGCGCGCGCGCGCCAGCGCCGGCACCACCACCTATTCCAGCGCCCTGATCTAACCCATGAAAATCGCTTTATACGCCCGCGGCGCGTTTGGAGGCCACCAAGACCCCATCCGGGAATCAAGTCGCGTATGCAAGCCATTCCTGCCCCGCTGCAAGGGGGTTGCGGAGGAGGTTCAGCGCGCATGAACCTCTCCTTTTCCATCCTCGGACGGGAATTCCGGTTTGGCAGCGCCCCGGCCGCCAAATCTTCGGGCGTTCCGGCCGAATGGTTCGCCCGCGCGATCGAGGGCTTGGGCACGACCTCGCTGGATAAACCCTACGCCCTTTCCGCCTGGGTGCGGCGCGCCATCAAACACGTCTCCGGTCCCATCGCCAGCGTGGAACTCGTCTTCAACCGTCCCGGTACGGCGGACGGCCTGCGGCGCTGGAACGGCAAGGGCCGGCGCATCTTCACCCGCCGCGGCGTCCTGCGCCGGGATGAAGGCACGGAAGTCGAACTGCCCCGCATCCGCGAGTTCCTCCGCGCCCCGATGCGCGACCTGACCTACGAGGATTTCGTGGAAGCCAGTCTCGGCTGGATGAAGCTCACCGAATGTTTCTGGCTGCTCGATGAGCGCGCCGTGAAACCGTTCCCGGAAGTGGACGCCACGCCGTTCCCGCAACTCATCGTCGCCCGCCCCGATTGCATGCGGCACGTGGTGCAGGACGGCCGGATCGTCGCCTGGGAATATCACACCGGCAAGGGCCAGCGTTACACGCTCGATCCCCAGCTGGTGGTGCGGCTCTACGGTTGGAATCCGTATGACGACTTCCGCGGGCTCGGCGATTACCCGAGCGCCAGCAACGCCGCCGAGACGCACTGGCTGGGCGGAAACTTCCGCCGCAACCTGATGGCGAACAATGGCGACACCGGCCCGTTCATCGTCGCCAAGAACGGCGTGCCCACGGATCCGCAGCGCGAACAAATCCTGCGCGATCTCCGCGCCAAACGCGCCGCCCAGCAGCGCGGGGATTACCGGCCCGTTTTTCTCACTGGCGACATCGAGGTTCAAGATCCGCAGATCAAGGCGGTGGATGCCGCGTTCATCGCCGGGCAGATGGAGGATCGCCACGAAATCTTCGCCGCCTTCGGCGTGCCGCCGGGACTCGCGGATGTGAAGGCCAGTTACAGCATCGGCCAGGCGAGCGACTGGTTCGCGCTCATCTTCAACACCTGCATTCCCGAGGGCCGGAAATTTTGCGCGGCGCTGGAAGTCCTCATCGAACGGCTCACCGGCGAACGCGTCGAGGTGGGGCTGGATTGGGACGATCACTACATCATGCAACAGGTCCGCAGCGAACGGATGAAGGACGCGGACGGACTCTGGGCCAAGGGCATGCCGATGGTGGCCATCAGTGAACATCTGCAGCTTGGCCTGCCGCGCTTCGAAGGCGATGACGTCGGGTACCTGCCGTTCAGCGTCGCGCCGGTCGGCAGTGCCGGTCTCGATGAACCCGCGCCCGCCCCCGCCGCCGATGCCGCCTTGGCGGAAGACGACAGCACCGCCAGCGCCGAGCCCGTCCAGGAAATGCTGCGTGCCCTGCGCGATCGCGAATCCGATGGTGGGGCGAGCGTCCTCGCGAGCCGGGCCACCAACAAACAACTCTGGGAATCGCACATGCGCCGCCGCCAGAAAAGCGTGCGGCTCTATCAATCCAAGGTTTCCAAACTGTTCAACGAATTCCGCGCCACCGCCCTGAAACATTTCTACGCCGCGCATCCCGAAGCTAAATCCGGTGGGGCGAGCGTCCCCGCGAGCCGCGAACTGGAAACACGTTCGCTCCTCGACCTCATCTTCGACCGCTCGCGCTTCGGCGCGGCCATCGTCGCGCAACTCGATCCCGTGGCGCGCACCGTGATGAATGAGGCCGGTCAGCAGTTGTTCAGCGAGATTGGCAAGGCGGATGACGCCTGGACCATGCCGCCGCAGGACGCGTTGCGCTTCGTGGCCGGCCGCACGCAGCCGCTGGAGAAGGTCGCCGAGACCGCGCGCGCCCAACTGAACACCGCCCTCACCGACGCGCTCGAACAGGGCCTGAGCACCGACCAGACGGCCGACGCCATCCGCGGCGTGTTCAACAATCTGTCCAAATACGAAGCGCGGCGCATCGCCATCACCGAGACCAGCGCCGCCTACGGCTTCAGCCGGCACGAAGCCATGACCAGCGCCGGCATCGAATACAAGACCTGGCTCAGCAGCCACGGCCCGCACGTGCGCCCAAGCCACGCGCAGGCCGAACGCGATTACAGCGGCGCACCCATTCCCGTGGACCAACCGTTCCGCGTCGGCGGCGAGGAACTCATGTATCCCGGCGATCCGAACGGTTCGCCCGGCAACATCATCAACTGCCAGTGCATCCAGCTCGCCGCCGCGCCGCCGGAAGAAAGTGAACTCCCATGAAACTGATCCGCACCCTCCATCCCGAGATCCGCATCGCCGACGCCAAGACCGGCCTCGTGGAATACATCGCCAGCGACGAGACACTCGACAGTTACCGCGAGATCATCCGCGCCGAGGGCTGGCGCTTCGACCATTTCCGAAAGAACGCGCCCTTCGTGGACAGCCACAATTATTACACGCTCGAAAATCTCGTCGGCAAGGTGGTGGATTTTGAAGTCCGCCGGAAGCAGCTGGTCGAGTTTGTGCAATGGGCCATCGATGTGGCCGAGAACAAACTCGCGCAACTCGGCTGGAAGATGACCGTGGCCGGATACCTCAAGGCCGTGAGCGTCGGCTTCCAACCCGTCAAATGGGTTTCCTCCTGGCAGGCGCAGAATCCGCAGGATCGCCCCGCCTGGATCGCGCAGCTCAAGGAACTCGGCCTCGATGAAACCGCCAGCGTGCGCACCATCTACACCGAGCAACAGCAGATCGAACTCAGCGTCTGCATCATCGGCGCGAACCCCAACGCCCTCGCCAAAGCCTACAAGGCCGACGTGCTGAAGGAGGCCGATCTGGAATTGATTTCCCGCGAACTCGCGAAACGTGAAACCGCCAGCTTGGCCGACAGCCCCGATGCTGCCGAGCTGGCCCGGCATCGGGCACAGGAACAGTTCACGGAAAAACTGCGGCAGATCGCCGCGAAACTGTAAACCGAACATGAACGATCAAAATCAACTGTTGGAAAAAATCGACCGCGGCGTCACGGCGCTCGCGGGCAAGGTGGAAGCGCTCGAGAAAGCGCCCTCTGTGGAAACCATCCTCGCCGATTCGTCCCGCTGGCCGAAGGAACTCAAGGCCGCTTTCGAGGATCAGACCAAGCTGAAGGCCACCTGCAACGGTCTCGATTCCGAACTCAAGGCCCTGGCCCGCTCCATCGAGCGCGTCAACAAGCTCGCCGCCATCGAAGCCCGCGGCGCGTTTGGCGATCCCGTCGCCCGCTTCTGCGCCGATGAGGAAAAGCGCAACTGGCTCAACGCCCTGGTGCGCCATCTCGTGTTTGGCAACAACAAGGGTTACAAGCTGCCCGAACACCTGGAGAAGGCCCTCACTGGCGTGGACTCCGGTCTCGGTCAGGCCGTCATCCCCACGCAATACATTGCCGAGATCTACAACGTGCTCACGCGTTACGGTCAGTACAACACGCTCCGCGTGTTGAGCGGCCTCAGTGCTCGCACCAACTCGCTGCCCATCATGTCCGGCCGGCCCACCGCCGTCTGGATCGGCGCCGGCTCCGGCTCGGCCGAAGGCACGGCCATCACGGAAGGCAGCTTCTCCGGCACCAGCGTCAGCCTGGCGATTCAAACCGCCGCGGCCTACGTCCTCGCCTCGCGCGAACAGCTCGCCGACGCCACGGTGGACATGAGCAGCGTCATCCTCACCGAGATCGCTGAAGCGGTCGCAAAACTGCTCGACGACATGGCCTTCAGCGCCGACGGCGGCGCGGACCAGATCGACGCGGGATACTACGGCATCTTCGAATCCGCCGCGGTCAGCACCCGCTGCAAAGCGGAAGCCGGCGCGGGCAACACGTCGGTCAGCCTGTTGGACCTGGACGACTTCGTCCGCTGCCTCACCACGGTGAGCCTGCAGGTGCTCCGCGGGCAGAACAAGTGGTGGATCAACCCGCAGATCCTCGCGAAGATCGCGCTGATTCGCGACGACAACGGCCGCCCGATCTTCCAGAACGCCATGGAAGCGCCCTCGGCTGGCATCGGCTCGATCCTCGGCTCGCCCGTCGTCTCCGTCGCCGCCGCCCCCAGCACGGACGCCGCCAGCGCCAAGGTTGCCGTCTATGGTGACCCGAACGGTTACGCCGTCGGCATCCGCCAGGACTTGGAACTCGCCCAGAGCGAGCACATCAAGTTCGCGGAAAACCAGATCGCCTTCCGCGCCCTGGTGCGCGCGGGCGGTAAACACCGCATCCCCACGGGCAACCCGGCCGGCCACGTGCCCTTCGCCGTGCTCACCCTGCCCGCGGCCTGAACCTGATTGAAAACGGTGGGGCGAGCGTCCACGCGAGCCGCCTCACCACAACCAAAACAAAATCGAAAAACTGACCATGAAAAACCGATTCCAAATGCTCTTCACGGTGGCGGCGCTGGCTCTCGCAGCTGTGTCCGTCTCCGCTCAACAGCTCGCCGTGAGCTACGTCTCGATTGGCAACACCAATCTCAACGGCGGCAACACCTCCAGCAACGTCATCGCCGCGGCCTCGGCCGTCACTTACACCAAGGGCGTGAGCGTCACCGACAACGCGCTCATCTCCCTGGCGAAGTATGACGGGTGCGCCATCAGCGTCTCCTCGGCCTTGATGGGCGCGGGCACGTCGGCGGTCACCGCCATGTTCGACGCCTCCAATGACGGCACGAACTGGGTCACGCCCTACACGTTCGTCACTTACAACGCGAACGGCACCACCGCCGCCGGCAGCGGCACGAACCTGGTCAGCCAGCACTGGCAATACCTGCGTTTGAAATACATCACCAACGCCAGCAATGCCGTGCTCACGAACCTGAACGTGAATTACGTGCTCAAGCCCAAACGCAACGGCTGAGCTTTCACCCGGCACGCATGAACCCACAGCCGCCCAAGGACCGGATGCTCAAGCGCGACCACGGCGCGAATCGTTGCTCCTGCGATTCGTCTCGCGTTCGTCCCCCGCGGGCGGCTGTGCGGCCGCCGGCCACCGTGCGCGATGTCCTCGGCCGCGAACCCCACCTGCGCGACCTCGTGGCCGTCGGCGCGGGAAAATTCATCCACCTCGACAACGTGCGCGATTAACCATGCTCAGCTCGCTGACCTATCTCAAAGCCCAGCTCCTCGCCGAGGCGTTGCGCGAGGGCACGGAGTACGACGCCCAGATCCGCGCGCTCGGCGCGGGCGTGGCCGGCGCGCTCGATAATTTCTGCAACCGCAAATTCGCCTACGCCGCCAACGACACCGTGATCTTCTCCGGCGATCGCGCGCATTATTATCTCCCGCGGTACCCGCTGAACGATGCCGCCGATCTCACGGTGGAGACGCGCGTGGCCCGCACGGATGCCTGGGCGGAACTCGACGCCACGCTCACCACCAATCCGCAGACCGGTCTGCTCGACTTCGGCTTTGAACTCGGCAGCCCGCTCGTCCAGGTGCGCGTGACCTACACCGGCGGTTATTGGTTCGACACCAGCGAAGCCGGCAGCGGCACCCTGCCCGCCGGTGCCACCGCGCTGGCGGACAGTGCGCCGGACGTGCTCGCCGCCTGGCTGCTGCAGTGCAAAAAGGTCTGGGAAGTCGCCGACCCGCTTGGCGGCCGGATCGTTCCCTCCAAGGATGTCCCGCAACTCGTCGGCCTCTCGCTCGCCGGGTTGGAATTGATTCCCATCGTCAAGGAAATGTTGCGCCCGCATATGCGCTATCAATTGTCATGACGCCATCCCTGCAAGTCACGTTCACGCCCGCTGCCCAGGCTGTGCTGGATCGTTTCCAGACGCTGCCCCAGCGCGTGCTCGTGGCCATCAAGCGCGGCTTGGATTACGAGAACCAGCACACCGTCGCCATCATCCAGCGGGACTTTCTCAGTTTTCCCAAGCAATCGCCGCCCACGCGCGACGGCTTGCGCGTCATCACCAATCGCCTGCGCGGTTCGGTGCGCGCCACCAAGGCCGTCATCAGTGGCTCGGCCGTCACGGCCAGCATCGGCAGCAACGTCCAATACGCCGCCGCGCACGAGTTCGGCTTCTCCGGCCGCGTCAATGTCCCGCAACACCAGCGGAAAATCATCGTCGGTACCGCCATCGCCTTCACCAAGTCCGGCCGCAAGAAACGCATCCAGGTCGGCGGCACCACCACCGTGCGCGCTCACACGCGGGAGTTGAATCTGCCCGCCCGCCGTCCGTTCCTCCGTGGCATCATGCGCAATCGCGATGCCCTCGTCGCCACGGTCAGCCAGCGGATCGTGGAGGCCGCCACCAAGTCATGAGCGCCACCTTCACCGACTTCCTCAAGCAACAGCGCGACCTCGCGCACCTGTTGCTTTCCGATCCGTGGCTCAGCGAAATCAACATCGCCATGCGCCACGAGTTGCTCGAGGAAACCGCCCTCGCCCGCTTGCCGGATAAAACGCTCGCCGCCGAGGTCCTGGTCTATATCACGCCGCGCAATCCCGCCTCCGGCAAAAAGGGCTGCGGCATCATCATCGAGCGCCCGGAGTTCAATGTCCTTTCCCCCAACGTCACCGGCCCTCAGGGCGATGTCATCGTCGAATTTCTCATTTTGAGCGATCGCTTGCAGAATGAATCGCCCACCAAAGGCACCGGCCGCACGGCCAGCCAGGTGGCGCAGCGCCTCCTCGATCTATTGCATGGCCACGCGGATGAAGGCATCGGCACGTATCAGGCCAGCGGCAACGCCATCAGCGCCGCGCAGGATTTTGAACCGCTCGATGCCTACCGCGTCCGGCTGAACATTAACACCAAGCGGCAACAGACCAGCCGCTGCGCGGTCATCGCCTCTTCGCAAACCGGCAGCAATCTCACGCTCACTTGCGCCACGGCCGATGCGCAGATTTATTTCACGCTTGGCGCGCAGGACAGCGACGGCAACTGGCTTGAACCCGCCACGCCCGCGCCTTCGAACACCGGCGGCGGGGCGCAGTTGTATTCCGCCCCGTTCGCCGTGGCCACCGGCCAGCTCGTGCGCGCTGCCGCCTTCCACACCAATTACAACCAGTCACCCGTCCGCCGCATCGTCGCCGCATGAAAAACAAATTCTCCATTCACGATCTCGTGCAGACGGGCACTGCCAGCGGTCGCGTCCAGGAGGTCGCGCCGGTGGGCGATCATGTCGAATATCTCGTCGCCTTCCCAGATCACACCGCCGCCTGGCTGCACGAGAATCAGCTTTCGCCCGCACCCGTCACCCGTCACCCGTCACCCGTCACCACCAACTAATTATGGCCGCCAAAACTCTCTACGCCGGACCCGGCAAGGTTTACACCAACTCCATCGCCCTCCAACCCGAGGGCGAAAACGGGCCGATCAAGATCACGCTCTCGGAGGACACCGCCGAGATCGCCGCCGCCATGTTCGGCCGCATCGGCGAACAGGTGGCCGACCAGATCGTGGAACTCACCGTGCGGCCGTTCGATAACTGGGGCTCGTTGCGCACGCTCTTTCCCGCCGCGCTCGGCGTGAGCGTGGGCGCTTCCGCCGGCGCGCTCAGCATCGGCACCCGCCCGCACGGGACCGGGAACGCCAGCACCAAGGTCTGGCGCCCGGACGGCATCCTTTACAATATCGTCCGCTCCGCCGTCATCGGCCATCCCTCGCTCCATCTCGGCATCGGCAAGGCCCTGTTTGGCGATTGCCGCATCGTCGGCATTGGTGATGGCGTCACGCCCGTGGCCATGGGCAGCAGCGGCTACTTGATCGCCGGCAATGCCATCACGGAATCCGCCGCGGCCGATCCCGGCGGCAACATGGCCATGAGCGATTTCATTCGCGGCGCGTGGACCGGCGTCTGGGGCACGGTGGCTGGCTTCGGTGGCGCGGCCGGTTCGGACGGCCAGACCAACGCCGTGGAGGCCGAGGACGAATGGACCATTGAATCCAACGTGAAGTATTCCGCGCTCAAGGTGCAGGGCCGCACGGTCGGTTACAAACTGGACAGCGTGGGCTTCATGGCGCGTTGCCGGCCTTACGGCCCGACGCACACGGACATCGTGGCCGCGATCGGCGCGCACACGCACGGGCAACGGCTCGGCAGCGCGGACCTCACGCTCACCGGACCGAGCAGCAAAACCATCACGCTCAAGAACGCGGCCATCAAGGGCGGCGGCTTCGAGTTCGGCGGCACGCAACTCGGCTCGGGCGAGATCGGGTTCGTGAATGAAATGACCTTCAGCACCGGCGCCCCGCAACCGTTGCTGGTGTTCTCGGCTTAAACGGTAGGGCTGGCACTCCGTGCCGGCCGCGGCGCGCAGCGGAGTGCGCGCCCTACCTGAACGCGCAATGAAAATTGAATATGCCAGCGAAACTCTCGGCAACGATGCGGCCGGCGATTTCATCACGCCCGCCGTCGGCCGCGCGCACGCCCGCCTGGTGCAGACCGAGGATTTGCTGGGCGGCGCGAACCCGGCCCACTTCGCCCGCGGCAACGCCCGCAACACCATCAGCTTCATCGTCGAGGAGGAACACGCGTCCCTCGCCGCCGCCGTGGAACACGTGTTCAGCTTTCCGGACAGTTTGCCCGGCACGGGCGAATTGCGCCTCACCGAAGGCACGACCAGCTGGCACATCCTGGACGCCTGCCTCAGCGGCGTGGAACTCGTGGGCCTCACCGGCCGCAGCACGGCCCTCAAATACAACTTCACCGGCGGCGCGGTGACCCAAGCAGCCTAACCAATGAAAAATTTCAAATTCAAAATTCCCAATTCCGGTGGGGCGAGCGTACTCGCGAGCCGGCCGAGCGGCGCGCAAGGGACTGCGCGCCCTACCCGCAACGGTGGGGCGAGCGTACTCGCGAGCCTGCTCCTTTCCTTTTTCATTTTGAATTGCCCCGCCGCCGGCCCGACCACGCCCTTCAGCGCCTGGCTCTCCGACCTCGTGGGCGACAACAAGACCAACACCGTCACCATCGAAGCCTGGAATCAAACCAACACCATCACCGGCGTCACCACGAACCTGGTGTTGAACTTCTCCAAGAACTATTACCCGACCAACCCGACCGGCTTCATCACCGGCCTGTTGATGCCGGGCAATTACCGGCTCACGGTGGACGGCCTTTCGCGTGGCGTCGTGTTCGGGATCTCAAGCAGCGCCAGCACGCAAAACCTCGCCCAGCTCGCCGGCGTGCCGGTGTATGCGTTCCAGAACTTCACCCTCGCGCAATTCAGCGATGCCGGCACGGCGGGTTATTCCAATGCCGCCGCGTTTCTGCTGAGCAGCGACACCAACTGGCCGCTCGCGCGCATCACCAACGCCGGTACGGCGGGTTATTCCAACACCTCCGCGTTTTTGTTGAGCAGCAACACCAACTGGCCGCTCGCGCGCATCACCAACGCCGGTACGGCGGGTTATTCCAACACCTCCGCGTTTCTGTTGAGCAGCGACACCAACTGGCCGCTCGCGCGCATCACCAACGCCGGCACGGCGGGTTACTCGAATGCGTCCGCCTTCGTGGATACTGTCAACAATCAGGCAATAACCGGGCACAAAGCGTGGACAGGCAGCAACTTTTTTAGCGGCAGCCTGGTGGTTTCCAATTCGCGCGGACAATTGAGCATGACTGAAGGCAGCCAAAAGACACTGGTCATCTCGAATTACTACGATACGGAACTGACCTTGCAACGCACCGGCAGCGGACCGGCTTCCGATAGCCCCGGCCAACGATTGCTGACCGTGGCGACATCCGGATCGGTGGGCGCTCCCAGTTGGGCCGACGGCGTCCAGATCGACGCTGAAGGGCTGACCAATCTGAACGCGGCGGCGCTGGTTGGCTATGTCCCCAACGCATCAATCAGCAACAACATTCCGCGTTACAATGCCTCCGGGGGTCTTGATTTAACCAGTGGCACGCTTTTGATCGGCAATATCCGCGCCACCGGCACGAACAGCTTTTCCGACATCGCCTTTCGCCGGTACGCCAACACCTCGCTCGCCAACGGCGTCAATGCCGCCGTGCTCGTGGGCACGAACACCTTCATGCAGGTCTCCGGCCCGAGCGCCGCCTTCACCATCGCCGGCCTCAACGGCTCGCCCAATCGCGACGGCCAGCTCGCCATTGTGCTCAACCTCACCGGCTACGACATGACCATCGCGCACGATTCCGGCGGCGATCCCACCGCGGCGAACCGCATTTACACGATGACCGGCGCGGACCGCACCACCACCGGCAACGGCGCGGCCGTGTTCCTTTACTCCACCAGCGCCAGCCGCTGGATCAACCTGAGCTTTGACCCATGAATGTTTCCACCGTTAAATCCTGGTCCGCTGAAAAAGGCTGGGGCTTCCTGCTGAATCCCGAGCCCGGCGGGCCGGACATTTTTGTGCATCACACCGGCGTGCTTGGGCACGGCCGCAAGGACCTTGAACCCGGCCTGCAGGTCACCTTCAGCCTGGAACAAACCGACAAAGGCCTCCGCGCTGTGAACGTCTCCGAGGTAGGGCAGGTCGCGCTGCGACCGCCATCGCCTCGCAGCGCGAGGCGATCTACCAGCGTCCTCGCGAGCCTCCTCCTCCTTTTTCATTTTGCATTTTTCATTTTGAATTGTCCCGCCGCCGACTCCATCACCATCACCGGCTACGCCTTGTTTCAGAACGGCACGCCCGTGAGCCGGCAGACTGTGAACCTCACGCCCGTCGCCCCGTTGCCGCGCGTTTATTACACCAACCAGTACACCCCGCAGGCGTTCAGTTGCCAGACCAGCACCAACGGCTTCTACGGGTTCACGAACGTGTTATGGGGCTATTACACCTTCACCATTCCTGGCAATCCCGGCCGCAGTTTTCCCGTGACCGTGGGCACGAACCTCAGCGGCGTGGTCAACATGAGCGTCGTCATCACCAACACCGCCACGCTCCCGCCGAACCCCAGCACGAACTATTACACGCAGGCCCAGGTGGACGCCCTGATCGCCGGCAACAGCGATGCCGTCACGACCAACGACACGCGCAACCTCGCCTTCACCGGCGCGTCGAACTTTATGGCCAACCTTAACACCGCGTCGTTGAAGGGTTACCTGTTCTCCGGCGTCGGCGGGATCGCGGGCGTGCTCGCCAATGGGCCGAACTTGAGCGGCGGAACGGAGGTGGGGATCGCCGCCACCGACAGCAATGATGAATTTGCCAACAACATTCCCATCGGCCAGTTCTACGGCACTTACTCGGGCATGGCGGCGCTGCCGGGCCTATCCAACAACTACGTCGGCTCTTTCACCGGCAACGGCAGCGGCCTCACCAACCTGCCGACCAGCTACGATGCCAGCCTGCTCACCAACCTGCCATTTGCCGACAACCTCCAGCTCACCAACACCCGCGCCCGGATTCGCGCCAACAAAAATCTCCGCATCGCCAACTACGGAGACGATGCGTTCTCGCCCTACACCGGCAACATCGGCCCGACCATCATGGGGAAATATCGACTGTGGAACGGCACCATCGGCAGCAGCGGCGGCACGTATTATTCCGACTTCAGCGCGAGCGTGACCCAAACCACATTCGGCAGCGCCACGATCCCCTTCATCGTTTACGGCATGCCGACCAGCACCGGCCTGACCAATCGCACCGCGTTCCCCACCGACACGGTGAGCCTTCAATACGTTCGCAGCAACGGCTTCGGCACGATTACCGTCCTGACCAATGACGGCAGCTCCGGCGTTTGGGGCATCGTCGGCGTGGTGGATGCGAACAACAGCAGCATTATGGATGCAGCCGTGACAAATTTCACCGTCGCGGCCGGCACGCGCAAAGCCGCCGCGTGGAGCACCGGCACGAACCTCGTGATGTATTGCGGCAACTACCATTCCGGCATCGCCACAAACTTCCTGTGGGACACCTTCCAGACCGGCGATATTGATCTGCTGACTGCGGCCACAAACACGTTCTGGTTGAACTGCGCGACGCGCTGGCTGAGTCAATACGATGCCGTTCTGTTCAACGAATCCTCCGGATCAAATCAAACGATTCTCGGCTATCCCGGATTCTACGCCGCCATGCGCACCAACGCGCCGAACACGGATGTCATCTTTCTGCAACCGCCCCCGGACACCAATTCGCTCGTGAACAGTTCCGCCGCTCGGCTTGCTTACGGAAAACTGGCGCGCGACTACGGCCTGCCAGTCAAAGATGTGGCCGGGATCATTTACCAACTCAGCGTCTCCGAACGCCGCCCGCTCTACACCGCCGACGGCGTTCATCTGAGCCCGGCCGGCAACACGCTGCTCACCACGCCTTTGGTTCATCAACTGGCGAACCCGTTCAGCGAGGAAGTCACCAAGCCAATGCTTCCATATCTCGACAGTCTCAGCGCTGGCGCGCTCACCGCCGCGACGATCACCAACACCGCCCTCGCCCGCGCCGTGGTCGGCACGGATGCGAATGGGAAATTGCAGGCGCTCACGAGTGGCACAACGGTATTGAGCACCAACACCACCGCCGCGAATGGTCTCAACCTGACCGTGAACACCACGACCGGCAGCCTCACCGGCACCAACCCCGCCGCCGCCGGCAACGGCTTCACCCTCGGGCCAACGAATTTGACGCTGACGGGGAATATTACAAACGGCACGGCCAACATTTACAGCACCGGAACAAACTGGGCGGCAAAAATTCGTGTTGGTGGGGCGGCGGAAACCATTGCGGCAATTCAAGCAGTCGGAAAAATTACTTCCAGCACTGCGCTAGAGGCCGGATCGAGCGGATCATCTGGTTCCGTCACTGCGGTCAACTCTGGGGGGACGGCGACCGTTCAACTCGCCGGTGCTGCTGGAGTTTTGATTTCGCGCGGTCAAAGTTTTTCGGTTGACGACAACGCGACGCTCAGCGGTAACGGGAACAGCGGTTTGTTTTTTGGAAGCACGGCGGCAACCGTTGGAAATGGCACTTTCAAAACGAACCTGTCGGTTGTCGGCTCAATTACCGCCACCAACGGCTATTTCCTCCCAACGAACGCCATCACCGCCTGGCCCACAGTTCCGCGCTGGCATGGCGAAGCCTTTATCGGCAACTCCAACGGCGTCGTGTACCTGCTGACGTCTGTGCCGGGCTCACTCACCTGGGCCGCAACCAATAAGCTCGCGCCATGAGTTTTAAAATGAACAGAGAGTGGAGAGTGAGTAGCGCGCTGGCGCTCGATCTACTCGCTATTCACTATTCCCTATTCGCCATTCCCAATTCCCAATTCCCTTCCGCCCATGGCTGACAACAATACAGTCGAAATCCTGATCCGGTTCGGCCTCGATCCCGCCAAGGCCCGCGAGGCGGCCAAAGAACTGGACGGACTTAAGGCCAAGAGCAAGGAGGCCAACGAGACCGGCGGCAAAGCGGCGGACGATCACGCCCAAAAAGTTCACGGGCTGAACAAGGCATGGGGACTTGTACGATCGCAGTTGGGCGAGGTCGGGCACCTGCTCCATTTCGTCACCAGCGGACCGGCGCTCGCCCTAGCTGCGTTGGCCATCACCATCCACAAAATCGTTGAGGCTTTTACCAGCTGGCGCGCGCGGATCGAAGCGGCGGCAATGGAATTGCAAAAGCTTGATCGTGCGAAGATTGACGGCGCCCGCGATGCGGCCACCAAAGCCGCGCTGGAAATGGGAAAATTTGCCAGCGAGATCGAGAAGGCCAAGACCAGCATGAATGGTCTGGAGCAGAGCTTCAAAAACTTCCGCGCGGCGCAACAAGCGGCGGGCATTTCCGACGCTGCTACAGATGCCGCGGAGTTGGCACGGCGGACCGCGAAGGCGCCGGAACTCGAAGGTGCGGCGCGCGTGGCCGGCCACATTGCCGCCAACCTGGCCAAAGACCCGGAGCTGATCGCGGCGCAGGTCACTTTGGCTGCCGAAAAAGCCAAGACCGAGGAGCTGGACACCAAGGCCCGAAAGGCACGCGGAAATTATTCCTTGGCTGAGTTGGAGAAGCTGGCGGCGAATGATACGGCCGAAGGTGGTGGTTACTTTGCGAACAAATTCAAAGAGGCCAAAGCCGCCGCAGACGCGCTGGCCGCGAATCAGGCTGCCATCGCCGCCGCCAACTACACCGTCCAACAATTCGGGCTGAAGCAAACCGCAGCGGATGCCAACGCCAAACAGGCCCAGACCGCCTTTACCACCAACGCTGCGCGCATCAACGAATTGACGGCCAAGGCGGACACTGCTGGCGCGGCGATGGCGGGGACTTCGGCTTCCGGTCTGTTCGCCACCGCCTCAGGGCTCGCCCAACGCTTTGCTGCCGGGCAAAATTTGTCGGTGGGTGAGCAGACAGTCTTGCGGCAGATCGGCAGCGTGGCCACCGGCCAAAGCGTGGATGTGGGTCAAGCCGCCGGAGCATTCAACAACGCCCGGAATAATCCCAACACGATGCAGGCGCTCGTCGCCCGCCTGGTCGCCTTGCTGGAGCGGGAACGGGAAGCTCCCAACGGTCTGGCTCAACGCGTGGCCGCCCTGGAAGCCCGCTTTAACCGCCCACAACCATGAGTTATCTGACGCTTAAACACGGTAGCACCGAACGCACCGTGGCCGCGTGGGGCATCAGCCTCAACTCGTTGCAGGCGGATTTCCGCAACCTCACCGCGGACACGCTGAGCTTCACCATCCCGGCGGCCAGTCTCACGGACGATCCGCTCTTTGCGTTCGAGGACAAGATCACGCTTTACTCCGGCCGCATCAGCGCCAGCGGGGCGGAGAATTCCTTCAGCGGCGGCGTCGTCGAGTTTGTGGGCTACCGGCTGAACAACCTGGCGGACGGCCGGCCAGAGTTTTCCGGCGTCCATTACGTGTTCGCCAATGCCTGGTATTTTCTGGAGCAATCGCTTTTCCAGCAGGTGCGCGCCAACATCCCGACCACTTATCCGGACCTGACCTATAAATACACCAGCGACCTGAGCCTGTTCTGCAAGCTGGGCGCGGCGAACGAGTTTGTAAAGCTGACCAACGGCGAGCAGATCGAGGAGGCGTTGCAGTTCGTGCTGGATAATCCGCCGCCGGCGGACGCCACGCCGTTCCAGATCGGCACGATTGATCCCGGCTTGAACCTGCCCACGTTTCAATGCGCCGAGGTCAGCTGCGCCGCCGTGATCCGGAAATGCCTTGAACCCTCGCCGGATTGCACGCTGTGGTTTGATTACACCACCACGCCGCCGACCGTCCACGTCCGCAAGCGCGCCAATCTCACGGCCGCCACGCTGGCCTTTGCCAACGGGGTGGATCACAAGAGCCTCGCCCTGCGCCCGTGCTACGAACTCGTGCCGCGCTCGGTGCTGATCTATTACCGCGTCCACTCGGCGCTCAACGGCACGGCCTTTGTGGATTTGCGGCGGGATAAATACGGCCCGCACGGCGCGAACAGCACCAGCGATCCGGACGCGGGCCATCGTGTGTTGATCCAGACCTTCGATCTGGACGGCCCGACCAGCAACCGCCTCAGCGCCGTGTTGGAAGTGGAAACGTGCAACGCGAACCATGCGTCGCAGGCCACCCGGCTCGCCTGGTGGGCCAAGCGCGAGCGCAAGCTGCAAAATACCAGCCTGTGCGAAGTGGTGGCGGACACTTATTCGATCAACGACGCCACCATCACGGCGGATAACGACCAACCCGGTTTTGACGAGGGCGATGCGGTGAGTTTGGCGGCTTATCCGAACGTCCTACGGGATTCGATCATTCAGGATTGGATGCGCGTGGGCGATGATCCGGTGGTCGGCGTCAAAGTGGTGATCCGGACCGACATGGTGGTGGAGTTCCGCAAACGGGCCACCAGCTCCGCGCCGTGGAATCCGCCCGTGCGCGAGTTTCTGGCGTTGCAAACGCAGGTCACGCTCACCAATGGCACGGCCGGCACCTATATTAGTACTGGCGGCACGCTGGGCGAAGCCGTGCCCGAAGGCGTGGCACAGGAGATTTACACGGCGCTCAGCACGCTGCAGTTCGAAGGCGAGGACCTGCGCGTCGCGGCCACGCCCGGCACGGCCGTCACGCTCGGCCACAAGCTCAATCTTTCCGGCGGGCGCTCCGAGTGGGCCACCATGAACGCGCAAATCCAGCGCATCGCCAAACAGTACGGCCTGGGCAGCACCGCCCTGAGCATCGGCCCGGCCCGGCACATCACAGCCGGCGATATCGTGGGCCTTTGCCTTTTCAACCGCACGCGGCGCGTGAAGGAATCCAACCAGGTCCGCGTGACCGGCCAGCCATGAGCACCCTCCAGCGCGGATCTAACCAGGACACGTCGGCCGGCACGTCGGTCAAGACGGCAGACGTGCTGCTCTGCGACGCCGGCAGTGGTAATACCTGGCGGATTCGCCGGGACGCCACGCCGCTGGCCGAGACTGGCCCGGTCATCGTCATCGAGAAGGTGGACAGCAGCGGCAACGTCATCGCCGCCGCGCCCAAGCTGGTGATTGATCTCGGCAGCACGCTGCTCCAGGACTTCGCCGCCGCCACCGAACCCACCAGCAAGACCATCGAGCTGCGCGAGACCAAGGGTTGCGATGAATCGGGCGGGGAAGCGTATTGCCTCACGCTCCGGTCGCAATGGTACAGCACGCCCCTCGGCGAGGACTTCACATGAGTGTCACGGGACGGTTTGGCTGCTGCTGCGGCGGGTGCGGCTTCCTCGGCGCGCACATCCGTCGCACCTTTCCCGGCTGGCGCAAACCGCTGCCCGAGGATTTCGGCGAGTGGATCATTGACGGCAGCAGCAGCGTGCCCGAGGTGGAGGATTGGGTGGGTCGGCATGGCGCTTACGATCTGGATTATGTTCCGTGGTTTACCAACCCGGAGGATTGGGGGCCGCAGTGCGCCAAATACAATCCGATCCGCTTCATGGGCGTGCAGGTAAATGCGACCGGCACTTATGTGGTGGATGGAAGCGTGGTGAACTGGTCCTACGTTTACGAGGCGCTGCGGAAAAAGGAGATTTGGTACACGGATGCGCTGGGCCGCACGGGCTTGAAGACGGAGGTTTACAACATCGTCGGGCAAGACCCGCCGCTCTACGCCGCCACGCGCAACGAGGAAACCGGCGACTGGGAACAGGACGGCACGAATCCGGACATCATTGATCTCTACAACAACCAGCGCCCGCCACGAGGGCTGGACGTGTATGCCGCGCTGGCCAATCCGCTGGGCGGCACGGCGCGGTTGCTCATCGAGGAAACCACGCACAACGACCTGGACGCCATCCGCATCGTCAAAGAGATCACCGATCCGGTCACGCTCGGCAGCCTCACGGTGACGCAGATTTACAAGCAGGAGATCATTCTCTATCAGCCGTGGACGTTTGCCGAGTTCGAGAACTGGCTGGGGACGCTGCTGGATGAGGTGAAGTTGGACACGCCGCTGCATGAATACGCGGCGGGGTTGCTCTATGCGAGTCCGGGAGGCTTCAACGCGACGGCTTCGACGCTTTTGGAATGGATGCGGGATTATGAGCCTTTTTACACCAGCCAGATCGACGTCTGGCCCAACCGGGTGGCCATCAATGCGGACAAGAGCGTGCTTTGGTTTGATGCACGATGCATGCCCGTGGCCGCTCTGCGGCACACCATCGGCGACGGGTTGCAGCTCTTGCGGCGACGGATCAACTCACCCACGGCCGCGTGCCTGTTGAGCTACGAATACGCCGCGCCGCCCGAGGATATTTGGGTGGGGCTCGGCTATGGCGACGCGTGCCCGGTCGCCCCGGAAGTTTCCGGCGCGTTGAAAACCGGGGATTACATCCTGGAGGCGGGCGGCCATGTGGGCGGCAACCGGGTTTTCACGCCGGCGGACATTGCTTACGAGAACGGGATACTGTTCATCGGCTTGCAGCAGGTGGGTTCAACGCCCGTGGTCGGGGTGGACAATATGCCCTTGGACACCAGTTCGCGGCCGTGCCTGCCGTTGGGCGGTGAGTATCCCCCCGGATCGCCGTTGCCGCCCTGGAATGATGGCATGCCGATGTTCCTGGACACGGAGACGTTTCTTGAGGAGGCCGCCGAGATCGAGGCGGGTTGTTATCCGTGAAGGTGCGTTTGACCAGGAACTTTGTGCAGCGGCAACCGGCCATGCGGCTGGAGGGCTATTGGCAGGGGGATGTTTTGGTGGTGGACCGATCGCAATGGATTGCTCACCGGCCGCCCGTGGCTTCCTCCAGCTGGCCGCGCTGGGCCACCGAACTGGCCGCTCACGCCCGCCCCGGCGACCGCGGCCTCGGCGACGTGGTCGAGCGCGAGATTGGGCCGTTTGGGAGCGATGCCTTCAAGGAGTGGTATGCCGGGGTGGCCGGCGTCATGGCCCGGACCTGCCGTTGTGCGGAGTGGAAGCCCGTTTGGAACGCCCGTTATCCGGCCACTGCGGTCGTCTGAATCTGCCTTGCAAGCCCCCTTCAGGCTGGCTAAAACCGGGTGAAAGTGTATCAACCCCACGCGAACATGTGCCAACTCGCCCGCGTTTTTACAGCAGCGGGCCATTGACCAGGACGCAGCGAGCCGTTCTCCCTCTCCCAGCGAGAGAGGGTA